CAAAAGGCAATTGCACCTGACAGGCTGGCACTTCTTGTTATAACATAGGCAACAACAAATGAAGAAAGTGTTCCCCATATGCGATAACTTAATGCCTTGGCAAAAGATCTGGCCTTAGTTACTTTCATCTTTATCCTCAGAAAAAAGTCTTTCTTCTGCTTCGTTCATTGCCTTTCCAGCATTTTCTAATTGTTTAAAGACCCATTTCCCTACGTTTTTCAGTTGCTGAAATAGCATGAATCGTTGCCCCCAAATCTACTTGTTCAATCTTGTATCCTACATCTCTTCCGTATACAATGTTAGTAATGTTAGGTAGTCTTAATACTAATGCACCATCCATAAAGTCATCCTTAGCAATATATTCTTTTACCTGGTCAAACCTAAGAGGATCTTTCTCACTTGTATTATAGGTATTACGGACTCCAAGAAGAACTTGATCTGTTCTTTTGCCCGCCTCTTTGTATAAAGCGTGGTGCCCCTCATGCCATGGCTGGTATCTTCCAAGCATTAGAGTTGTTGGTGCAGACCAGTCATGCAGATTAAAATATTTAATTATTACAGTTGCTTTTTGTTCAGCAGATAGCCTATGATCTTCAAATGTTGCATCGAATTCTGTTGGTCTTTCAAACATTTTGTTTGTGTCTTCGAATCTGCCCTCAGCAATCGTGTCCATAAATATTAGGATGTCTGGCTTACCAAATGCTGCACGAGTTAAGCCTGTTGGACAAACAAAGTCAACAATTACTGGAGCAACACCCTGCTTAGAAATAAGTCTTGCCATCTCACCCATACGACGAGCCTGCTCAAGTCTATCCTCTGGTGCAAAGCCTAGGTCTGAATTTACAGTTGCACGAACTTCATCCGCATTAAGATGAATAGCATTAATTCTTTCTTTCAAAGCCTTTGCAAGTTCTGTTTTGCCAGATCCTGGGAGACCAATTATTTGTATAATCATGGGATTCCTTTCCACTAAACTATAGTACCATAGGGCTGGGAGCATAGTCAAACTTATTTATTTCCCAAGACCAGTCTTCGTATATCTCTTCAATATGTCTTGGTTCAAAAATATCTACAGGCTTAATGTCTTTAGGCTTGTACATTTTTTCTTTAGCATTAATTACTATTGAGTCTATACCCACATCATTTAATGTCTTATTAATTTGATCTAGGCCATTCTCATACTTATATACATTTTTTGCCATTACCACTCCATCTTTTGTATATATATTCCTTGACTTATGGCTAGTAATCTTATTTAGTATGGTCTTATTACTAAAGTATTTATCTACATCTAATTTAGATGGACTATCTATACCGCTCCAAGAAAATGACATATACATATGAGATAAAACTACATCGAATGGGTTCCTTACAAAAACAACGGACTCCGCTTTATCAAGAACCTCCTTGCCTAACAGACCCTCAAGCTCAATGTAAGTGATATGATTATGAAAGTTATTAAAGTTCCTTGGCTTATGCAATAAATTTTCTGGATAAATTGGTGTAACAATTGCAGAATCATCTAAAACTTGTGATAGCTCAACCTCTAGGGATGTGCTACCAACTTTATAATTTTTTAATAGCAAAAAGTTATGCTTTGCTGAATAGATCATTTAATAAACTTGTTAGGCAATATATCTAGCAAAAGATGAATTCGCTCTGTGCTTCCATTGTTTTCTACGCTATGCAGGAGGCTGTTATTTATTTCCCAACATTCTCCCACCTTCATGTTTTTGCTTTCTTTATTAACAAAGAAAAGTACATCTTCATTTGTTGTTATTGGAATGTGGTGCCTTCTAACTGCCCCCAAGTAGTCCATTTTATCCGTATGCTCTCCAACATTTTTATTTCCAGGAAGCTTAATAAAAAGACATTTGCCAACCCTACCATCATGAATTAACTCAAGACTTTTAACAATTGGAGAAACAAGATCAATCATAACTGACTGACTATCATTTATTTTTAAAGCATATTTATTGCCGAGGAACCAGTTAGTTGTATGGTCATAAATAAATATAGAGTTGGTTTCTTTATGCACTTCGTATGACATTTGTCTTTCTTTGTCTACAAACCACTCATCGGAATATTGCAATATGTGATCTGATATTTTTGATACGTCGAACTTCCCGTGAAACTTATAGTTAAATGGCTCATCTATTTTGCTAATCATCTATAACCAGACTCTAAGTTAGACATTGATGAAACCTCAATGTAGGTAGCATTTTGTCTAAAGTCTAATAGGTTTTCTGATCCAGAGTAAGACAAGGCGCTCCTTACGTTATTTAAAAGCATATTCAAAGAATATTCTACTGGGCCTTTAGGGCTAACAAAGCCTGATACTCCTTCAACATATACATTTTTTAAATCTTTAACTAGGTCTGGGTTATTGTCTCTTTGAACTTCCATTGAAGCAGAACCTCTAAATACATGTTTACCGTCTTTGTCAGTATCGCATTCATCGTGTCCAGAAAAGAAAGATCCCATCATTACTGCAGAAGCTCCAGCTGCCAAAGCTTTTGCAACATCTCCGTTATTCTTAATTCCACCATCTGATATTATTCCGTTTACCTCAAAGTTATTAATGTTTTCATACACATCCATAACTGATGATAAAACTGGTACCCCGAACCCTGTGACAACTCTAGTTGTACACGCTGCTCCTCCACCAATTCCAACTCTAACGGAATCAGCGCCAGCATCCATTAAGTCTTGGTACGCTTTGTATGAAGAAACATTTCCAACCATAATGTGAACACTAGAATCTACCAACAGCCTAAGATCTCTTACTGCATCAACTACAATTTTTAAATGTCCTAGAGCAACCTCTAAAAGAAATACTGTTATGCCCAGATCCCTTAAAGTTTTAATACATCTTTCATCTCTTGATTCTTCAATAGATATGGCAAAGCCAAGCAACTTCTTATCTACGCTTAAAGGTATTGTATTTAATCTATTTATTCTTTCATCAAAATTAGCGTATCTTGGAAGTATAGCCATGCCTCCAAAAGATACAACCTTTTCTATCATGGCGTTGCTTGTAATAAAATCCATAGGAGCCATGATTAAAGGAGATCTTAAATGAATAAAAGCTTCTGGTCTAATTGGGTTACCAACTACAGTGTCTATCTTTATGTTACCTCTTGTAACTATATTAGACTTTTTAGGGACAAGTAGTATGTCATCAAAGCATATCGATCTAGTATTTGTATCCTTTTTCATAGTTCCTCCGTGTTATGAGCAGTTTTAAATCATGCTCAGGATTTTTTTTATGCGCTAAGTATTTTTGAAAGTGCATTAATTGTTGCTGCAATTCTTCCGATATCACGCAACTGCTCAACACTGTATCCCTCTTGCTTCAATGTTTCATAATGTGCTTTAACACAAAAATGACACTTTCCAATTATGGAAGAAGCCAGTGAGTATGCTTCGAACTTAGCCTTTGTGGTTCCACCGTGAGATGAAATGGCATTCATTCTTAATTGCGCTGGCAGCCCTTTGAGATTAGGATCATCAGCCATTTCAATAAATGGATACCAAACATTATTTTGTGCCATGATAGCGCCAGCTGTGAGGGCTGCATTTTTTTCAACTTCATCAGTTGCGTTTGCAACTATAAAAGTAAGCAGTTTAGCATTGCCTGTTGAAAATGCTGCTGCTATTGAAAGATATGTAGCTTGCTCGGGATCAATAGTTGATCTATTAATTACAGCATCTAGGTTCAACTTTATGTCTTTAGCATATTCTGGTAAAGAATCTTTTAGTTGGTCTACCCACGTTGTCATATTTGCTCCCATTTATTTGAATTCCACTTATATTTTATTTTACATTTGCATTGCCAAATTGAACCCTCGTGTCTTTTTTGTAGTTGAATGGCTACTGGGCCACTCTTTGAATTAAGGAAGGATGGAAGATCGCAAGAATGCAATGGCTCCCCAGTAATTTTAATCCAAGTTCCTTTAGACATTATAGAGTTTCTCCTCCAAGTGGTCTATTGCATGCACACAATTCGCCTGTCTGTAATGCATCTAATACACGCAAGGCTTCATCTGCATTACGACCTACATCTAGGTTGTTGCATGTTACATGCTGAATTATATTATCTGGGTCGATAATAAATGTTGCACGGTATGTAACTCCAGAAGAGTGGTGAACTCCTAGATCGTTTGCTAATGTATGTGCCGTGTCAGCAAATGACCATGAGTTTGTCTTCTTTAGATCTTCATGGGCATTACGCCATGCAATTTTACAGAATTCGTTATCAACAGATCCTGTTAGCAATACGGTATCTCTATCATTAAAATCATTGACTAATGCATCGTAAGCAACAATTTCAGTTGGGCATACAAATGTAAAGTCTTTTGGATAGAACGCAATAATTTTCCATTTGCCTGGAAAAGAATCTTGTGTAATTACTTCAAATGAGGAATCATCGTAAGACAATGCCCCAGGCTTAACTCCAGTAACGGCAAAGTTACCGATCTTATCTCCTACAGTTTTCATTTATTCTCCTTATATAAGTTAGATATTTATCCACTTGTGTCCCCAGATGGTTTCGAACCATCGACCCGCAGATTAAAAGTCTGCTGCTCTACCAACTGAGCTATAGGAACGTTTTGCACCCCTGGCTGGATTCGAACCAGCGGCCAACAGATTAGAAGTCTGTTGCTCTTCCTCTGAGCTACAGAGGTATAACTAAATTCTATTACTAAAAATCAAAGTCCTCGATATCTTCTAAAGGAATAATTCCTTTTCTTTTAGCTATATCGAACCCTTCTCTGGTAAAGTTATAAGTAGCATTCAGATACTCATCATACTCAACCTGCATCAAATCATTATTAACTAAATCTATTAATTCAGACTCTATGTAGTCTTCATGTGCCTGCCATAAATCTGGTGCGAGTAATGGGGTAACGTCTTCATTTAATTCAAAGATGGCTTCTCCGTCTTTAGTAAACCCAGCAACTCTTATTGCACCGATATCTAAATAATGTTGAATTTTTAACATTATTTCTTCTTCATCATAATTTTCAAACATTTTACCCCCTTGTGCAACAGGTAGGACTTGAACCTACGATTACCGAATTATGAGTTCGGGGCTTTAACCAACTAAGCTACTGTTGCCTAGTTGAATTATATTATTTTACTATCAGTTTTGTCAATAGATTGCTCAACTATCTGCTGAACATACTCTGAAAAATGTTTTCTAATGCTTCCTGGAGGCCTATGCCCAATGTCAGACCAAACTCTTTTATACTCATGAATGTTATCAAATGTAGTGGGGCAGATTAGAATACCATTGTATTCTTTTAATCTTGTAGGAAGCGGAACATGCTTGCTGCAGCATTTACACTCCTTAGCTTTTTCTTGATATATACTCATACTATTTCCATTCCACTTAATGCATCAGAAAGATCTCTTGGCATTTGAGAAGGCGCTCTAATTAGATTAGGGGCATCTGCAGCCAAGGATTCTCTATACTGTTTCTTTACAGATGAATAATCATGAACTTCTATATCCCCAAACGCCGCCCTAGTTAAACTAATTGCATTGTAGATAGACCCACAAACTGCGTCAGCTAAGTCTTTGGAACCCTTTCTAGGGTGGTCTACCTTATCTCTCATAATTCTTAGCTCTAGCAATTCGTCAACAAGCAATGGTATGTGTGGGCCATTTAGCCTTTCTTCCAACACAACCATAGCCATGTCGTCATAATGTTTTTTAGCTACAGATAAAGTTTCTGTATTAATTCCATACTGCTTTAGCTGCTGCATCATATCATGGGAGTTCCATCTGTCAAATGTACATATCTTGATATTAAAACCTCTTGATCTTAAAGACAATATGTAATCTCTTACTTCACCAAAGTCGACAGATTTATCTGAGGTAGGAGTCCAATACATTACGGCATCTACCTTAACAATTGGTGCGGGCTGTGAGTATGTATCAGTAACCTTTACGCTAACAAATTTTTCAATATGGGCCATGGAAACAGCGCAATGGTCATGCTTTTGCGCCAAGTCTACGTGGATGTAATAATCTGTTTCTTCTTTTGGATTAAACCATTCTTCAAATCTTCCAAATCCATCTACAGCTAATGATAAATCATTAAATGCCATCTCAATTTTTTCACGTGATTTAAAAAAAGCATCTATTGCTTCTGGCGGCATGCAAGCAAATCTTCCTAGAGCGTCTGTAATATCTCGGTAGAAAGCAATCTTAAAATCTTCAATACTTCTAGTTGGATTTACTTCCCAGGTTGGCCTTCGAATAGCGTAAACCCTAGGATACTTATAAGAAACAATCTGATCTTCATCCCAAAATATTTCAAACTCATTGCCAACAGTATGGTCTGGTAAAGCCTCATCTAGTTTAAACTTATGCGATCTTGATATAACTTCTTTTTCAGATATAATATCATCATATCTTTGCTGTATGTAGTCATTTTTAAATCTTGGGAAAGAAAGAAGTATTACTTTGCCATAATCTGGGAAACGAGAATCAACAGATGCCCTGTACATATCATATATTCCGCTAGCAGTTTTTGCCTGATCATGTCCGCTTGTATTGTCTAGTGCAAAGCCTGAGATTTCGTCGAGCACCGCAACAAGAACGTTGTAGCCCTCAAATGCTTCTCTTTCTGAGTGGCCAGAGTATACTGTTACATTCTTATCAAATTTAATTTCAGATGCCTTCTCGAAGTATCTGCCAGCAAACCATGGTGAGTGTGTTACTCTATTTTTAAATCCTTTGAAGAAAACGTTGTTTGCCTGCTGAGCGTTAATAGCAATGTTAATAATATCTATTGAATCGCCTGGTGGCTTACCATAATATGACGCTGGGTCCTTTAGGCATAATAGCAAATAAACTATATAAGCCACAGATATAGTAGAGCAATAATCTTTACCGCTGCCCTTACCAAGCTGTGCAACAACTTCGTTGCAGGTTTGCCTGTATCTAAGAGATCCTTCTTCTTCACCAAATAACTTAATTAAAGTTGACTCTTTATATATCTGAGATGATTTTTCTATAAGCGTGTACTGGTGTTCAGATAAGTCTGGTAAGCCTAAGTATTTTTTGTCTGTCACAAAAGTTCTAAGGTCTACTGGCCTTTCATCAAACTCTTCGCCATCAAGGATGTCAATGAGATCATTAAAATTAAACTCCACTTACTTCCTCAATAATCTCTATAGGCTCAACAATTCCAGTAATTTGAGACAAACGCTTAGCAACTTCCATCTTACACTTTGGGCAAGACGCAGTTACTTCTTTTAAAATTCTTACTATTACTTCTTGCTTTCTTTCTGACTCTGCAATCTGCCCCGCAAGTTCTGCGTTATCAAGCAGTCCAACTTCTTGAAGCATGCCAATTCTTTTTCCTTCAATATCAGCAATTAGTTTTAGCGCCCCAGATTTAACGCTAAGCTGTCCAGCTTGATCTGCATCCTCAACTGTTTTCCAAGCTTCTTTAATAAGCATTGCGTAGTGTTGATCTGCTCCAGAGATAGCCTCCTTAGCACGTTCACGGGCTGATGTGTCGTTGTGGACTACATTCTTCCACTCATCGATCAGTCCAATAACATCTGCCCTCTTAATGCCTGTTAGGGTAGCAATCTGGGTAGGGTTGTTTCCCCTAAGTAGTTCTTCAACTACTTTATTCATGCGATCAAAGTGATCAGCTAATTCAATTTCCATATGACTTTATTATACTTCTAGTCGACTGAAATAGCAAATTCCTTAGCAACCTTTAATAATATAAGGTACCCAATAAGATCATCAATATCATTATCTCCTGGATATTCTTCACCCTTAATTAATCTATTTAGCTTATCATCAATTCTAACGTATAGCTGCTCTTTTGGTCCCGCCTTTGAAAATATACGAACTGGATCTAGGGCAGAGTTTCCATATGAAATATTCTTTTTAATTAGCATGTGAGCAATTTCAAGGCAGGTATTTAAAATTTCATGGCCTGCTTCAGTCCCAACTGTAAGCATATAAAGATCATCGTACCTAAATTCTTTTGAATCTTCAAAAACTGGGGTAAGCTTCATTTAATTAAACCTTTTTCTTTTAGGGCTCTATATATGGTCATAACAGTTACGCCACATTCGCTAGCAATTTCTTCCATACTTTTTCTTTGGATAACATATCTTCTATGTAGCCAGTCTTTATTCTTGTACAATTTCACCTCTTTGTCAACACTTCATTTGCGTAATGAGCAATACCAAAACTATCTGCAACGTCAAAATCAATTACATTTAATCCATACATCTTGTTAAAATAATCAGCAGTTCTTTGCTTTCTCATGTTACGCAATTTGTTTTTATACCATGAGTCTGCGTAACCTGGATTTAACAACCTTATTGCTTCCTTCTCGTCTTTGGTTGGGTTCTTGTTACCTATATGTGCCTGCCAAGAGCTAGGGGATATAGTTATGACGGAGGCACCCGTAGACATAAGCTCAGCAATCACAACACCATAGACATAGGACAATTTTATCACAGCATCTGGTGATCTGACAAGTATCGCTCCTTCAACTGCTATATAGTCTGACTTAAGCTCATCAAGCATGACGGCTGTTTTTACTTTAGCATCGTATATCTTCTCATATATATCATTGCCAAGTATGTTTATCTTGCCCCACTTTATTGGTTTATTGTTTTCCATTAGGCAGAATGCAACCGAAGATGTTGAGGCATCTATGCCCAGAACCCTACCAGCTTTAGTCTTGGCTAATTTGGCCAGAGTCATTTAGCATCCTTAATACTTTTTCTTTATCTGAAGTTGATATGCTTTTGTCGCACTTGGCACATACAGTTGATGTATTATATCTACTTAAACTAGAGTTACATTTCTTACAGTGTCTTTTTTGTCCAGATCTTATAGCTTTTTTCTCATAATATTTTTCCATAATCTTTTTGTTTGTTGCAACTCTACAGCATTCATCACAGCAATACTTTTGATTATGAGTTTTTGGCTCAAAGTTTTTATCATTAAGGCAATTTGAATTGGCACAAATCACAGCGTAGGCACCTTAAATCTTTCTATTTGAACTGTTCCAGTAGGAGTTTCTTTAGAGTAGCATTGCTTTTTAATTGGACAATAGGTGCAAGGCATCTTTGTTTTTGTGGCACCCTCTGGCTTCATAGGAATATCCCCATCCTTAAAGTTATCCCAAACTTCTCTCATCCAAATAAATGTATCCTCAATAATCTTTTTATTCTTGTCATTCATAACCACTGGAATAATAAGTATCTCTTGAGTGTTCTTATTCTCGTACAAGAAAAAGCCTTCTTTTGCATCCTTAAGCTTCATATATGTTAAAAGCTGAAGTAAATGGTTTGCTGAGGGGCTCATCTCTGCCTGCCTTGCATCCCAAACTTCTTGCTTTGCAGTTTTGATTTCTCCAATTACAGTCTCATCATCATACTTCATAATAAGGTCTATAAATCCACGGATTGGAGGATACTCGTTAACAATTTCTTCTTCTTCCGCAACCCATTGGGGCATTGTTTTAATCAGATCTTGAAGCCTTTCATGCGCTTGTGTTCCTTGAGCCATGTTTGCAACTGCAACAGCATCATTGTTATCAATAAATACTGCTCCTGAGAATGCCATGTACCAATATCTTGGGCATGTGCCATGACCATAGCCAAGCGAGCTTGGGCTAAATGATTTCTTTGTCATTTCTCCATCAGCTCTTTTGGTATTTTTGTAAGACTCGTCAAGCATTTCTGCAAAGCCTTCAGGGTCAAAGAACTTGCCTGTGTGTTTTTTAAACTTTAAGTTCTTTACTATATTTCTTCCCATTACAAATTATACCTAACGACATACTTAAGTGCATCTACAAGTTTGTCTATGGACTCCTTTGCTGAGTAATATATATTCTTCTTGTTATTATTTGTTGTCCCAGCTTTATCTTTTGCTATTGTTGAATAGTAAGAAGCCATCATAGCAAACTTAGTAGACATAGCCTGAAGCTCAATAATAAGTTGTGGTGCTTTAGCGGCAGGAACATCTGGGTTTAATAAAAGCTTTACTATAACAGCCAATGCTCTATCTAACTGAGCATCATTCATATACTCATGTAGATCATTAAACTCAGTTATAGAGTTAATCAACTCTAATGTATTTTTATCCTCTGTCATTTTTAATCTTCTTGTCCCATCTATCCATCAGAAGACCGACTCCGTACCCAAGTACGAAGCCGATCATTATTCCATAGGTAAATAATACCATTAAAAAGGAACCTCTGCATAAGTTTTATATGATGGGAACTGGTCATTACTTGGTGCCTTATCCTTAGATAAAGTATACGCTGTTACAGAAATAGAATCAGCGTTAATCTCGTAAGATGTTCTCTTTACGCCTTCTTTATCTGTCCAGCTTTCTTCGTAAATCTTTCCTACAATGATAACTTCCATACCCTTTTTAATCACAGACTTTGATTGTGCTGCAAGTAGGCGCCAAGCCTTGATTGTCCACCAAGAGGTGTTCTTATCTTCCCACTCTCCAGTAGTATCATTCTTAACACGATCATTTGTTGCAACCCTAAAACGAAGACCATTTGATCCTACAGTTTCTGGTTCACTACCAACTCTGCCTACGATTGTAATCATTGGATTAGCCATTTTTATTTTCCTCCCAAAATGCAATCAGCTCTTCTAAAACTGACCACTCTATGATTCCAAGACGAACCTTGGAATCCTCACCGATAATAATTTTAAGTGCTGGATGCATATCCCTGCTTACCTTAAAAGTATCTGTACATATTTTAGCCCATACATCTTTATTTAAATTAAATGATGATTTAGACTCTTTGTAATCTACTACAAAGCTTTTCCATTTTGCATCACCTTTTTGATAAGCGCCTCTACCGCTATTCTTTTGTGCTTTAGCGCCATCTCTTTTTACTTCTGCTCTTTCTGACATCAGTTTAGCTTGTACTTTGTTTCATGCCCATCTGGACATTTCCAATACATTTCTAAAGTTACCTGATTAAAATTATAAAACGGAGAAGACAGGTTGCATTTACTGCATGGTCTTTCCTGATCTATTCTTTCAACTCGGCCATCCTGAATGTCTTCTGGTTTAGAAATAAAAAACTCATTAATTTTTGGCATCAATTTCTTTCCTTATGTCTTCAAGTACTTCTTTGTTGTCACGCAGATATTGAACAGCCTTTGCACGTCCCTGAATTCTTTCTTTATTAATAGTATACCAAGCTCCGCCTTTTTCAATAGCTCCGCACATCTCTGCAACATCTAATGTTTCTCCAACATAATCTATACCAAGAACTTCCCCTTGGTAGTAAAAGTCGTATTGTCCTGATAGATTTGGGGGGCCCACCTTGTTGTAATCAACAATCCAGTTAACTGGCCTGCCAACTCTTTGTTCAATAATCTTGTCACCAACTTTAATGCCAGCCTTAATAGCATTAGCCTCAGCTTCTGAGGACCAAAGCTTAACGACGGTTGAAGAGAAGAACTTAACTGCCATGCCACCTGTTGGGATGTGACTAGCATGCATAGATCCAAACTGATTTCGTTGTTGCGAGATGAGAACAAGTAATGTGTCTTTGTTTGCATAATTTAACATCTTGACTGCGTGGGTCATATCCTTTGCTTCTGCGCCGATTTGCTTTGTGTCTTGCAAATCTTTCATTTCATTTCCGTCTTTTTCAAAATAGATTGCTGGAAGCAATGCTGAAATAGAATCAACTACTATTAGGTCTACTCCTGCTTCCATAAGTTTTGTTGCAACATCAACCATATCGTTAATAGTTTTAGCTGGTGAATAAATTAACTCTTTTGAGTTAACCCCAAGCTTCTCTGCCCATTGAGGATCATAAGAGTGCTCAGCATCTATCCAAGCACAAGTCTTTCCTTCTTTTTGTGCTAATGCTATCATCTGCAAACAGAAAGAAGACTTTCCAGCGGACTTGTTTCCCCATACAAGTATCTGTCTACCATAAGCAAACCCACCATTTAGTGCAAGGTTTAGGCCGATGCTTGGTGTTGGTTGCTTATGTATTTGTATGTCTACAGCAGACTGAACCCTAGCTCTTGTTTTAGGGTCTAGCTTTGCTAAAATAGCATCTAGTTGAATGTCCATTTGATTATTCGTTTGCTAATTCGTAATCAGATTGACTTGTTTTGTCTTCTAGTTTAAACTCAAACGATAAATTTTCGTTATTGTATGTAACAGAAAGCTGAGTATCCTCGCTATTTGCAGTTAGAAAATCTTCTGTTGGTATCTCAATTGATCCAATTTTATTTAATATAGCAACTAAAACTCTAGATGCGTTCATTGTTTTAAATACATCTTCTGTATTATCTGTCATTTTACTTCCTTAACCATAAGTGTTCCATCTTCTAAAGTTTTTAGAACTGGCTCGCATATCATTCCTTCTCGCATTTTTGCCAACGAAAGTGGGTACATGCTTGAAAATACAATTGCTCTATTTAAATTTTTATCTTTATCTGACATAACTAGGTGTGCCATTGTTTTGCCAGCTTTTGTTTTATATGGTGTATAGCTTATCACAAACCTCTGATTTTCGTCAATAGGATATGATTGTGCGTATAAGTATTTAACAAAAGTATCTTCGGAATCTTTATTGATTAAATCAACTTCTATATACCTAGATATTCTATTGTCACCAACAAGAACAAAATACATTTTGTTTGTTTCTATCTTTGTTTGCTCTACGTCAAACAAACCTACCGATCCGCTTTCATCAACAATTTCAATTCTTGACCAGCCATTGCCACGCTTTATAGCCTTAGCCATCCCAAACATTACAAATGAACCCAGCTCTTCAAACTCGTCAATTGGTCTAGCTTGAGCTTTAATCTTTGGGTCTAAGTTAGATAGGTTAAATGACGGTATACCTAAAAATTCGTAATAAGACTCGGCTTCTTTACCGCTTCTAGGGTTATCATCAAAAGCAGCGCCCCCAATAGAGTTAAGAGAAGCAATGGCCCTAGAGTTAATGCCGCTACCTTTCTTGGATGCCTTGTCAACAAAGTCTTTGTAGTTTTCATATGGTCTCTTTTCTATAATTTTATTTGCAATGCTGTCTGAAATAAATTTAACTTCTGCCAATCCAAATCTGATTGAATCTTTTTGTAGTAAAAAGTTTACATCAGATTCATTTACGTGTGGAAGCTTTACCTTAATGCCAAGTCTTTTTGCTTCAATCAAATAACCTGTTCTGGCGTCCTTGTCTCCTTCGTTCTTGAGGATCGAGAATAAAAATTCCAAAGGATAATAGCACTTAAGCCAAGCGGTATAATAAGAAAGCATAGAATAAGCGACAGCGTGACTACGATTGAATGAGTATCCAGCGTGAGCTTCAAATGTTTTCCAGAGGTTGTCTGCTTCTTCTGCGCTGATATGCTTTTTAGCGCCTTGAATAAATTTATCTTTGAATGGACTGAGTTCTTTTGCATCTTGCTTCTTACCAATAACCTTTCTAACTTTGTCAGCCTCTGACCAAGTCATTCCTCCTAGGTGTACGCATGCTTGCATAACCTGCTCTTGATAGATAATAACTCCATATGTATTTTCTGTAAACGGCTTCATGATTGGATGAATATAATTTACCGCTTCATTACCATGCTTACGCTTAATGTAAGAAGCTCCAACTGTATTCATAGCTCCTGGTCTAACCAAAGCATTTGATGCAGCCAAGTCTTCAAACTTATCGACACGCATCTTTATGAGTAGGTTGGTGTATGGAGTTGCTTCCGCTTGGAATATACCCTTTGTGTAACCATCATTAAAAATCTTATATACATTTTCATCATCTAAAGCAATATCGTAAAGATTTATATCCTTGTTGTATCTATCTTTAATTGACTTTAATGTATCGGAGATCACAGATAAAGTCTTAAGACCTAGGGCATCTAGCTTAATAAGACCTATATCTGCAACCGTATCCATATCGTATGCCACGACTGGAATTCTTCCAGACACATCGTCATTTGCGTCTGCTCTTGATTCTATTGGTGCATACTTTCTTAAATCATCTTTTGCCACCACAACACCAGCAGCATGGACTCCAACACTTCGAATCTTTCCACGAAGTCTTTCTGCAAGCCAAGTTACCTCTGGATACTTTGCTCTAAATTCTTTTGTATTTGGGGAATCCATAAAATCTTCAAAGGTGTCAATTGATTTCATTGCGCGGTTAACATCTGAAAGAGGAACCATAAATACTCTAGCAGCATCTCTAATTACACCCTTATCTTTAAAGTAGGTGTATGTGGAAATAGAAGCAACGTGCTTAAACTTCTTCTTTAAATAATCTTTAACTTCTTTACGACGACGGTCTTCAAAGTCAGTATCAATATCTGGAAAGTCATTACGCTCTGGGTTAATAAATCGGAAGAACAGTAGGTCATACTTAATTGGATCTACATCTGTAATTCCAAGAGAGTAGCAAACCAATGAGCCAGCTGCGGAACCACGTCCTGGACCAACCATAATATTATTTGACTTAGCCCATGTAATCATATCTGCTACAACTAGGAAATATGAGGCAAATGCCTTATCTTTAATTATAGATAACTCTTCTGCAATTCTATCCAAGTAGACCTGATCTTTGTCTAGGGATAGTCTTTTAAGGCCTTCTAAGGCCATATCAGACAGTTTCTTGTCAGCATTGGTCTTTGGGATAGGTAGCAGATCTAATCCGCTATGGAAGTCATACTCCTCAATCTTATCAGCAATATCCATTGTATTATCATATATATCTGTACGAGTAATGCCTGCCTTATTAAAGTCCGCCTCAATTTCAGACCTACTTTGAATAAATAGATTATAGTCTTGGAATGATATTCTGCGGTCTGGGTACAAGTAATTAAATCTATCCAGCATATCTGGCATTTGTCTAGACATTTCAAAGTCTGCATCTTTATCTGACTTAGGAGATGTTGATAGAATAAGCATTGCTTCTTCCAATACTCTATCTTCTTCTTTAGCAAAGTGGGCATCTCCTGTTGCCACCGCTTTAATCTTAAGTTTGTCCGCTAATTCTAAAAGGGCGGAGTTGATCTCCACAGGGTTATGTGATTGCACTTCCACGTAAAAATCTTGTCCGAAAGTTTGTTTAAAGCTTTTGAGAAGAAGTTCTGCTTCCTCCATGTTACCTTTATCGATAGCCTTACTAATGAGTCCATTAAGACATCCGCTGAGAACGATAATACCTTCGCTATAATCATTTAAAACCTCTCTGTCAAT